TTCTTCTATTTCTACTGCTTCTACATCTTCAAGTTCTAGTTCTAATAATGATAATAATAATGAAAATTCAGAATCAGATTATGATTACATGGATTATATATAAAAATTGAAATTTTATTTATTTGTTATTTTAAATAAAAAAGACAATAATTTACAATAATGAGTTTCCTCTCCTTACTAACAAGTTTTGATCCAACTAATTCTATATATAGTGGACCATTAGTTAATGGAAAACCAAATGGTAAATGTGAAATTTATTCACAAGATAAAAAATTAAAATATGAAGGAATTATTGACAATGGAAATATTATAGGTAATGGAAAATTAACTTTAATAACAACTAATCAATTTTATGAAGGAGATTGGGAAAAAGGAAAACCACACGGTAAAGGTGTTTACATTACTCCTAATAAAACTAAATATGAAGGATATTGGAAAGATGGTTTATTTGAAGGAATGGGAAAATTAGTTCACGAAGAAAGAGAATACGAAGGATATTGGAGAAATGGAAAAAAAAATGGAATTGGAACTGAAAAATATAAAAATAAAAAAATATATACTGGCACCTGGGTAGATAATAAAAGACACGGAAATGGTATAGAATTTAATACAGATGGAACAGAACTTGAAGGAAATTGGATAAATGACAAAAAAGAAGGAAATTTTAAAAAAAGAAAAATAGTTGAAGAAGTTATTTTTGTTAATGGATTATTAACATCAACTATCTAAAAAAGCTTAATTTTTGTTTATAATAATTTTTTTATAAAAAATAGAATAATAAAAAATTGATTTAATATTATAAACATATTATTAAATAATATAACAGAATGAGTAGATTCAGACAAGAAGCTTACGATCGACGCGATAATAGAGATAACCGGGATAACCGGAATAATAGAGATAATAAATATAATCGTTATGATAGAAATGAAAAATCAAGATTTAAAAATATAGTAGTAGAAGAAGATAAATTTAATTATGTATCAAATACATCAGATTTATTAGATAAAGATGATATAAAATGTTCTGAAGATATTATTGCAGATGTATGTGAAACATTTGATGATATTGGAGGAGAAGAAGGATTAAAAGAAGATTTATTAAGGGGTATTTTTGCATATGGTTATGATAAACCATCTAGAATTCAAAGTTATGCAATTCCTCAAATTATAAAAAAAAGAGATATTTTAGCTCAATCACAATCAGGAACTGGTAAAACTGGTGCATTCATAATTAGTGTTTTACAAAATGTAGATGATAATTTAAAAGAACCACAAGCAATTATTTTATCACCAACATGTGAATTAGCAACTCAAACATATGTAGTAGGTAAAGCATTATCACAATTCATGACAAATATTAATTTTTCATTTACAGTAGGTGGTTCTGACAGATCAGCGAATATTAAAGAATTGGGTGGCGTATACCAAGGTAAAACTGAAGATAACATTGCACAAATCATAATTGCTACACCTGGAAGATTGATTGATATAATTGTAGAATATCCTCATTTATTTCAGAAGATTCGATATCTAGTGATTGACGAATGTGATGAATTATTATCAGGAACATTTAGAGACGAGATTAAGAAAATTTTGATTGAATTAAAACAGAATGATTTACAAATTAGTTTATTTTCTGCAACATTAACGAATGATGTAATTTTACTATCAACTCATATTTTAAAAAATCCAGCTAAGATTTTAATTAAAAAAGAGAAAATTACATTAGAAGGAATCAAACAAACGTTTATTCAGGTAAATAGACCAGAAGAGAAGTTATATGTATTATTAGATATGCTATCAACCATTTCGGTTCAACAATTTATAATCTATGTAAATTCTAAGAAAAATGCGGAAATGTTACAAGAATTTTTGGAGAATGAGAATTATTCGGCGTTAGTTATAAATGGTTCAATGAATAAATATGAAAGAACAAAAACGATTATTGATTTCAAGGAAGGTGGTATAAAATGTTTAATATCGACAGATTTGTTATCAAGAGGAATTGATATTCAGCAATTATCGTTAGTAATTAACTATGATTTACCGAAATCTGATAATATTCAATCATATGTGCATCGTATTGGTAGAACTGGAAGATTTGGTAGACAAGGTTTATCAATTAACCTGGTAACAAAATATGAAAAAGATGTTCAAACATTAATATCAACTACTTTTGGATGTCCCATTGTTCCATTTGAAAAAGAATTCATAAATAATATCTAATTATTTTTAATTTTAGAATATTAGTATTAAATAATTTTAATAGAAAAAGGAAATTTTGATGATATAAAATTATTTGAATTATAATAAATTTGAATGTTAATTTCATTATATTTAAATAATTGAATTTTTGATGTCATAATTTGAGGCATTTCAACGTTAATAATTTTTTTAAAAGTATAATCATTATTAGTAACTATTAATAATAAGTTAGTAATATTTGAAGAATTAATATTAAAATCTAAAATACATGCTTTAAATGTATTATTTATTTCTAAATATTTAATTAATTCGTAAGAATTACTTATTTTTTTATATCTTTTAATTTCTGTATTAATAAAATCGATATCAATATATTTTTTTATAATATCAATATCAATATTATAAACAAGCATATGATTAATCATATCAACAATTCTTCTCATTGGTGATGATACATGGCAATAATTATTAATATTTAATGAATTATGATAATTATCATTATAATTATTAGTTAATTTATATACAGCCGCATAATTTAAAAATGAATATACATGTATTGGAATATTAGCTAAATTAATATTTTGAGATTTATCTTCTTGATTTCTAACAATCATAAATTTATTATTTTTTTGATAAAATTTTCCAGTATAATAATTAACAAATATCATAAAAATTTCTATCATTTTATGTGAAATATTTTCATGTTCATTTTTATGTATTTTAAGATAATTTAAATTCATAATATCAATTAAAAAATTAATAAAATCAATCATTATATTTTTTTTGTCAATATTTTTATTAATCTCTTCATCATAATTATCATAATTACTATTTATTATATTATTTGTTTCTATCTTAACTGGAATTATCTCAAAATCTACATTTTTATTAGTTTTATCTATTTTAAATTTAAAACATAAACTTCTTTTATAATTAATATTATTATTTTCTTTTAATAAAGTAATTTTATTAAGAATTTTATTAGGTAACAAATGTATAGTCTCAATAATATTTTTATTAATATTTTTATTATCAATAATTGGTATATAACAGGTATTAATTCTTATTAATAATTCTTTAAAAATATTAATCATGGATTCTTGTTTAAAATCAAAATAAGATACCGGATCTGCTATATGTATATCTAAATAATAATATTGATTATCATGTTTAAATGAAAAACCATCATCTAAATCAATAGAATTAATAGGGTCTATAGTTATTATTGAACCATCATAAATTATTCTATTAACAGCTAAATCAAAATTATCATCAAATATATAAGCATCCCATAATTTCTTGTAATCTTTATTGCTAATCCAATTTTTAATATAAAGATAATGATATAAATTAAGATCATCCACCTTATTACCAACAACACCGATAACTTGTTTTATAGTATCATTATTATTTAAGATAATATAATTATCATGTGGATTAAATTCTTTATTTGTAATAATTAATTTTTCATTTTCATTTTCATTTTCAGATATAATAATACATTTTTTACATATTTTTGATTTATTATCAATTGATTTTTTATAAATATTTTTAGTAGATAATATTAATTTTCCAATCATTATTAATATAATAAGTTAGTCTATGTTAAATACTGTAATTTTATTGTTATCTTAATTTATTTAAAATTCAGTTTTTATTAAATAAATTTTTATTCATCTGGAAAATTCGCCGGCTCACCATCATCTTTGATTACACGTTTACACGAGATCCAATTACCTAAAGAGTTAAGATGATACCATTTACCTAATTGTTCCATAATATGATTATTATAATTAAAATCAATTTGAACGAGATACAAGTTCATATTAGGGTTATTAGACAACCAATAAGGAATCATATTAGTGACTGAATTAATTAAATTAAAAGGTGCATTAAAATCAGAAAAGTTAGTTTTAATAAATTTAGGTCTTTCCTTTTGAAGGACTTTACACATATGTTCTTTCCATTCAGAAACCCAATGATAAGGATTATTTTTATCAGTAACTATTTCAGCAATTTGTTCATTATTCAATGTTAAAATTTTTTGATTAGATTCTAATAATTTAATAATTGAGATAGCAGAAGGATCTGATGAATTTAGTTTAATATAATTAATTATTAGAATTCTAGACTCATAATTATTTAATAAATTAACGAGTTTTTGTTGAACGAACGAGTATCTAATTTTCCAATTATTAAATTCTTCATATTGAAGTTTCATAATTTGTTCATGTTTATCTTTTTCTTCAAGATATTTAATAAAAAAGGGATTAATTTTATTATAATAATAATCAATTTTATCTTGTGGATAATTAATTTTTATAAATTTAATTTTAACGAAATCTTTAATATTTCCAGAGAAATTTTTATTATAAATTTTCAAATTAAGATGTTTATAAAATTTATCTGATAATAATTGAGTAGGTAAAATACCTTGATACGGTATTCCTTTTATAATTCCCCAATCATCTGGACCAATAAATAATTGACCAGAAATTTTTGCATTAAAAAATCCAGATAAATATTTTGGACAAAAAAACTTGAAATATTCCTCTAAATTTAAAATTATTTGATTGTTAAAATAAAACTTATTAGTTTTACATAATTCTTCTGCATCAGATAAATCAATATTTAATCCACCTAAATTAAAAGTAAATTGTTTGTATTCTTGATTAATACTTTCAAAATCAATGAATTCATCTATTGTATAATTTGATTCAATTGACATAAAATTATTTAATTTAATAATTATATTCACTATTTATAAACCTATTATATTGTTAAACTTATAAAAATTCAATTTTTAATTAATGTTTATTAACTAAAAATTAACTAATATTAAAAAATATATTATTTATTATTTATTATTTATTATTATTTCTTATTTCAATTTATCATTTTTTACCTCTAATTAAAGGCTTATCAGAACCTTTATCAGAAATTGGTGTTTTATTTTTATTGTATTTCGTTTTATCACGAGTAGTATTTGTTTTATCTTTATTGTCTACTACTGGTTTAACAGGTTTGCTGGTTTTGGTGAACTTCTTAATAGGAATTTTTACAAAACCATCATCAACCGGCGATGGTTCCTCGTTTACTGGAGTAGTATTCTCGTCTTTTAAAATTGTGTATTCGGTGCGAATGAATTCTTCTTGAGAATCACGGAAAATTCTTCTGATTAATTGACCATGAACTCTTGAAACAGTTCTTGATAAAAAGGTTAATGTATTGGCTTCTTCGTCCCAATTCATTCTAATAAAAGAATCTTTTTGAGACATAAGCTTATCTGCAACTTCTTTGCTGCAATTATATACTGATTTTGTTTGAAATCTTGAAATTTTAAATGGTCTTACTCTAGAAAGCTCATCAAGATGAGTTGATAATAAGGTAAAGAAAATATATCCTCGATGATGAGAAAATTTTAATCCTTTTTCTTTTCTAAATCTTTTTAAAACTTCAAAAATTTGTTCCTGGTTATCATTTTCACTGTAATGAATAAAACACGTAATAAAACGCGGTTTATTCTCAGTTTGATCAGTTAGTTGTTTTTGATCAGCGTTTTCAGATGACATTTTATTAATTATAATATAGTTTCTTGTTATATATTTAAATACTTTTTAATATTATAATAATATATAAAAAAAATTGATATTAGTTTAAAATATAATATATTATTTATAATAATAAACTTATTTTATAATGGCATCAATTATTCAAAAAAAAAGATTTGCAGGTGAAGTTAAAATATTAGCTAAAGAACCATTACATTATGCAACAGCATATCCTGATGAAAATGATCCACTAACATGGTATTTTTTAATTAAAGGACAGATGGGTACTGAATATGAAAATGGTGAATATATTGGTAAAATAGTACATAATGTAAATTATCCTGTATCACCACCAGATTATTATATGTTTACACCTAGTGGAAGATATGATATAAATAAAAAAATCTGTTTAACTAATTCATCATATCATAAAGGTGATTGATCAAGTACATGGAATATTAAAACAATTTTGATAGCATATTATTCAATTTGGTTAGATGATAGTGAACATGGTATTTCTCATATTAAGAAAAGTAAAGAAGAAAGACTGAAAATGGCAATAGAATCTCATGATTTTAATATAAAAAATTACAAAGAAATTTATGATAAATTTAATTTAGAGAATATTAAATGTATATAAAGAATTTATAATAAAAATTGATTTTTTAAATAAATTTTATTTATGATATGATTAAAATATAATATTATAAGTAATATAATATTATTAAAAATAATTAAACAATTGAATTATTTCAAAATAATTAAATAAAATAATAAATAGTTAATAAATAATTAAATTTAATTAAATATAATTAAATATAATTAAAAATATAATATTATATAAATTTATAATTAAAAATGGGAAAAAAAAATATAACTGGAGGTAATAAGAGCCGAAAACAAAAAAGAGATACTGGTAGATTTGATCCAGTATACAAATTAGAGCCAGAGCAAATGTTTGCGCAAATAGTTACAAATAACGGTAGTCATTTTACCGTATTATGTTCTGATAATGTAACAAGATTAGGTAGACTAACATCGTCTTTAAAAAAAGGTCCAAGGTTAGTAGTAGGAAGTTTTGTAGTGGTATCGTTGCGTGAATTTGAAGCAGAGAAAAAAAACTGTGATATAATAGCTCACGGATCACCACCAACAAATATATTAAATATATTTCAAAAAAATAATCCAGTATCAATATCAGATATTGATTTTTGCCAAGATGCAAACAATGTAAATGATGAAAATGAAAATGAAAACGATCAAAATAATAAAGAAGAAGAAACAGTAGATTGGGAGAAATTATAATTAATTTTTATATTTTAAATTAAATTAAATAAAAATTGATTTTATTTAATTTAAAAAATAGTTTATTATAATAAAGTAAATGGGAACAAAAAATCCAATAAGATTAACAACAACATATTGTCATGGTCAACACCTAAATTGTGTTTTAGTTGCGAGTCAATATATAGACAAAATAGATGAATTAGATAATTATTACATTGAAAAGTATATAAAATATATATTTCAAAATTCATATTATAATTGTTTAACAAATAAAAATAGTACTGAAAATGTTAATATAATTAAAAAATTTTTAATAGCATTATCAAATAAATATAATTTTCAAACATTTGAATTTCAAATTATTTTAAATAATTTTAATGATGATGAATCATTAGAAATATTAAAAAACCAATTAATTGTCAAAAAAATAGATATAAATTCTCTAGTATCTAATACAATATATAACATAATTATAAATAATATATTTATAAGTAATTTAAAAAATAAAACAACTGAATTTATTTTAGATAATTGCAATATAAGATCATTTGAAAAATTATTTACTAATTTAAAATATAGTTCAAGTATTTTAATTAAAAAACATATAAATTATTATATAACAAAAAACGTGGATAAAATATATAGTTCATCAATATTTGAAACAATATTAAATTATATTCATAGTGATGTTGAACTACTAAAATTAATATATGTAAAATCAGATTTATTAGAAAATAAAAATAAAATTATTAATTTATGTCTAAAAAATTGTAATAAAAAATTAATATTGTATTTTTTAGAAGATAATATTATTAAACCATCAATCGAATTTATTAATCAATTAATTAATAAATCCGTCATTGATAATAATACTAAAAATATTATTGCAGAAATTATTGATCTATTTGTAGATTATGGATTGGTTATAACTAAAGAAATTATTATCTTATTATTAAATAATAAATGCCATATTAATAATATTGAAAAACATAATATTGATATTGATCAAGAAATTTTAAATATATGTTCAGAAAAAAGTTTTTATCCTTATAAATATACAATTAAACCTGAATTAATAATATTATTAAGAGAATGCTCTAAGACTGATAATTTATTAGTATTAAAAAAATTAAAAGAAGCAGGTGGTGAATTTAACTCACAATGTTTAGAAGCAGCATGTAAATTAAAAAAAAATGGAAAAGTAATAAAATTTTTAATAAAAGATTGTAAAATCCAAGCAGATATAAAATGTTTAAAATCATTTGAAGAAACATATGACATTGAATCGTTAAGTTTATTAATAGAATCATTTAAAGAAATTGATGATGATAATAATACAGAAAATATTAGTAAAAATTCTAATATAGATAATTCAATTAAAAACGAGAAAAAAATAGTAGAAATTAAAAAACAAAATACAATAGAATTAAACAAAGATTGTATAATGTCTATTATACCTAATTCAGATATAGAATTAATAGAAGATAAAGAATATAAACTAAAAAATAAAATAAGAATTTTATTAGATTGTAAAAAGAAAAATATAACTATAATAGATTTATTTGAATTATTTTTAAAATATTTAATTACAAATAAATTAGTAATTGGTAATTATTTAGTAATTAATAAAGAATTATCAGACTTGTTAAAATTAAATTATTGTACAATAATATCAATAGATGAATTACAAAATATGCTTACATAT